CCCCACTTTTTAGAAAAGGTAGTGGTGCTAGATGTCGTTAAGTTCAGCCTGTATTTGTAGAGCTATTGATGCTTCTACCTCATCTGCAAATAAATCTAAATACTTATATATTGCATCATCTATTGAGCGTTCTCCAAAATCAATCTTATCTAAATTACCAGTCTTTTGTGTTTTAATTTGCCAACTCACATCAGGTTTATTCCAAAACTTACCATACTCTGCGTATTTTGGTGCAACATCTATGGATATTGTCGCTATATATTTTGATTTAAGTTCAGCGTTGTAATCTATTTTTGTTTGTTTGATTATTGAATTAAGGGAGTTGGTATCCTTTAATTGTTTGCGAAGATTGCCACCCTTTATTTTGGCTTGAGGCGCATATTTTTGTAGATTAGATTGAATCTCCTTTGCTACTAATTTAAGTGATTGTATATCTTGTCCTGCCATGTCTTAGTTTAGTAAGAGCCAGATGGGTATAAATTATATAAACATCTCGGTCTATCGTTGTGTGTTGTAAGTGTAAATGTAGAAACCCAACCTGCTAATCCATTATTAAATCTTTCTGCAAACGGCTCATTAGTTATTTGCCCATCTATTGAAAAACTTTCTAAACTATATTGAGTGAATGAAACTAAATCATTTACTATACCTAATGTGTTAGCGTGAATATCTACTGTATCATCATAGCTAAAAAATGGAACTATCATTTCATTTGTTGTAGGGTCTGATTCGTTATTCTTATTTTTAATCTTATCCGCTATTATTAATTGTATTTGGTATTCAGTTGTTTTAGGTCCAAAATTAGCACCCAATATATTTACATTACCCATTGGATACAGTGTAAATGCTTTGTCATCTATTTGTGGTATATCGCCTTGTGATACACTATCAATAGAAGGATGATTTACCATAATAGTTTTGAAATAATCTAAAATAGTATAATAAAGACTATAATTAGTTCCTGCGTTATTTTGTAAATAGCTCATAGGTTATAATTGTATTCCGCCAAAGTACTGGTTAGTTTGGTCAGGATAGATTTGAGTTTGATTTCCTACTGATTGTAAGTATTGTGGTATTTGATTAGAATATGAAATCAAATAGTTTTGTAATCTTAATGCGTAGTAATCACCATTCTCTTGTGATTTTTGTAATAAGAAATCTACATCTATCTTAGAAGGTGATACACCCTGCTCTGAATTTTGTTTTACTGCACCATTAGATTTGAATTGAATACTACTAAAAGGTATATATTCTACACACGCATACCATACTAATGTAGGTTTAATGTGGTCATCTAATAGGTCTTGATAATATGCCGATAATGAACTAACTGTACCCGCTAATATTTGTGCTCCTAAATAATCATATAGAACTGTTCCTAAAAGATTTTTCAAGTATTTAACTTGCGCTGTTGCAATAAAAGGTAATAGTGCATCAGCATCTAAAGCTCCTTGCAATGGTGAAGTTTTAATTATATCGTTTCTGCTTATAAATAATGGTGTAGCCATAGTTATTATTGTTTGGTTATTTCGTATTCTTGTTTGAAAAATGCACTACTTGCATTTATAATGTTTGTTTGTTGACCAGGACCATTAGGACCTCTTAATCCTCTATCACCCACACTTGGTTTATCTTCATCTATTGTAGTTTGGTCACCACTTTTTTCGGTTGTTGCTGGATTTTCCAATTCTTTATTAGTTGTATCTGCTACTTCTTCAACCGTCTTATCCGTATCCTCTGCTTGTTGTGAAAGGATTGCTAGGGGAGTTAATTGGTCAAAGTATAATTCTGCATCTGTTATTCCTACTTCTCTTAACGCCATATCTAATGTATTTAAGATTAAGTTTTGGAATGGAGATATTGTCATTGTTTGTAAGATAGAGAATGCTGTAATCATTTCCTCACTTTGAGAACTAAAACCATTATTCTCAGTTCTAATACCGAAAAGAAGTGGTGATGTTACTCTATGTGCTACAAGGATTCTGTCTTGTGCGTAAGTTGCAACATATTGATATTTCTCATGTAAGTTTTCAATATTGATTATATCTAATGTAGGTTTAGTTGTAGGGTCATCGTTGAATGATAACATAAAACGGCCTGCGTTCTTTGTTCCTGTAAACTTATTAGTTACTAAATCTTCAATAGTTTGTCTTTCTTCAGGTGCTGGAATACCATTGTTAAAGTTAATCATCACTGCTGGTAAGAAACCATTCTCAATATTATTTAAGTGTAGATTACTTAATTCTGCTTCTACATAACTAAATTGTAAAGCTGATACCCAATCAGGTAATGAATAATAATATAAGTTTGGAGAATAATTCTTAAAATAAAGTATTTCCATTTTTTGAATAGAAGTTCCAAACGCTGCTATCTTAGTTTTATTTCGTTGTGCTCTTTGGTCTTGCCAATCTGTGCAATAATAATAATTTTCTATTTTAGGATTAACACCTAACTTTTCTGCTCTTAAATATTGAACAGGAACATGATACATCTTTACAATGTTTTCATGTGCATCATCCCAACATACTTGTAATGCCGCATTACCATATAGTTTCAAATCAAACGATACTCTCTTAATTTCCTCTTGTGGTATCATTTTTTGAACTATATTATTAATCTCTACATTTTTAGAATACAATCCTTTTCCATATACTAAATCAGAAATACCCTCAATACATGCTGCTGATGTAGTAGATGTGGTAAATGCTAATGATAACATATTAAAAAAATCGTCATGACCAAATACTCCAAAAGGAACATATTGTAATCGTGTTCTAGTATCTTCACTTACCTGAGGCAATTCTGAAGAGCTTAAATTAATAACTGAAAATTGTTGTTTATTAAATTGTTTATCCATAATTAGTATATAATAAATTCATTTGTTGATACATTTGAAACAAAAGTATCATCTAAAGGTATTTGGTTTGTATGATTTGCTTTATCTATTGATTGAGATGTAAATATTTGAATACTACCATGCCATATTGGTGTAGAACTACCGCTATTGTATAGGGTTGCTCTATATTCATTTGCAACTACATTTGTATTTATACTTGCTGTAAATGCTAATAGTGATTCATACCCATTATAAGTAATACCACTTAAACTAGCAGTTGTGTTAACTTGACTCATCATATCTTGTAAAGACATAGTAAATTGATTTGAAGAGGTAACAGCTGTTCTTATAGTGAAATCATTTGAGCCTGAAAGGAAGTATGTTAACATTTAATTGTATTTAGCTTGTTTGTATCTGTCTTTAACACCCTATTATCTATTTGTTAGTAATTACTACATTTACATTTATAGCTTTTATTTTAAGATAATTTATTATAGTATTCTAGTAACTCAGCTTTCTAAACTTAAAGTTATGTAAAATAATTCACATTTCCAAGTAATTTCAGATTTATTTTGACATAATAATAGCTACCCCCATATAGGAAGTAGCTATATAATATTTTTACAATCGTGCTATATACTAAGCTGCACTACCTGTTACAACTGTTGGAGCGTTTGTTACACTCGCAAAAGGATTAGTTGATGTTGAACCGGAAATAAATTGTGCTGGTAATGGTTCTAAACCTGTCATCGAGATGCTGTACCCAAAAAGATCGCCAAGTCCTGCACCTGTTGAAATAGTTCCACCAGTTAAATCTGTTCCTTTAGTTAAACCTGCAACTAATGCTTCACCATTTGTAGTCCACACAATAGCAACTGGACGGCCGTAAGCCATAAGTTTTAATTGTGTAGTCATCTCAGCTGTTAATTTCTTAAGATTAAGAGTTAACGCTTGTGAAAAGAAAGTTGTTCCGTTATCTCTTGAAGAGTTAACAGTTTCTGTATATGCACTATTGCCTTTTAATTGATAGAAGTAAACCGTACTTCCAGAAGGGAAAGCTGTGATAGTTCCGCTTCCGTCTGTTGTAAATGTTGGGTTATAAGATGATGAAGGATAGTTCATAAAATAAACTCCTTGCAAACCACCTACCGACTCTTTACATACTTCTTGTCTACCTGCTGATAAATTACAACTCATAGTGTTAATTTTTTATTTTTGTTTGTGATAATTAATTGGTGGGTTTCTGTTCTACGATACTCCCCACCTACTAATCAATTTTTTTTATTATGCGTAAGCACCATAGTAAACTACATCAGCATTGATACCTACAACTGTACCAGCTGTATATCTCATTATGATACGATAGTTTTGTGAACCATCTAAGTTTGCCATATCCAATACTCTTACTTCGTTGAAATCTGATAATAAACCAGTACCGAAGTGTAAGTTAGATTTTAATGTTGCAACGATTTTGTTGTCACTCATACCTGGACACAATAACAATGGAATACCTTGGAAGTTTAATTCCTTTTCACCGATATTCATTTGATTATTGAAACCATTTGCACCTAATCCACCACTACCATTACCACTCATTGCTGTTTGGTATGCTTTAGCTACATTTGTAGATACATAGATAGCTAAGTCTTCTTTTCCGTAAACTGTGTTAGGGATAGCTGTTTGAACTGCTGTTAATTTAGTTACAACATTTGCTGCTGTAATACTACCAGATAATTCAAATCCTGTTCCTGCTGCGATAACACCAGTTGATGCTGCTACTGAAGCACTTAATGCTACTTCAAATCCACCAAATTGTCCGTTAGTTGCGGTTACACCTTGCCAAACAGATATTTCAGTTGCTTGAGCTACTACACCACCAACATAACTAATTAAATAGTCGTTGAATGATTTAGGGATAGTATCAAATGCACTATATCCTAATTGTAAAGCTTCCCAAGATTGAACGAATTGTTGCTTACACAACTCTAAGTTAACTTGTAATTCTTTTGGAGTTAAAACTGCTTCTGATAATGCTACTGAGCCAGAAGTTGTGAAATCACAAGATGCATCATTTACGATGTTCCTGATTGCGATTCTTTGGATAACTTCTTTGTATTTAACATTCGGGTGAATGGTAACATACTTGTTGTCCAATGTTCTTGCTGATAATAACGCTGCTGCGATATATTGACCAGCAAATTCACCTGCGTACGTGTTTTGCGTAAACGAAGGTTGAACGAAATTTTGTAATTTTTTCATTTTTTAATGAGTTTTTTAATTAATTAAATATTATTCATTTTTGATAAAACTGAGGCTTGATATCCTACTGCTTTTTTACCAAAATTGTTTCTGCTTTGTTCTGCGAATTTAAGAACTGATTCAATTGGAGCTCCGTCCAATTTAGTAAATTCTTCTTCCTCTTCTTCTTCATCCGGTTCAACTGCACTCATAGTTGTTGCAATTGGTTCTAATGAACTAACCTCAGGCGGTCCATCTTGAGGAAATGCTGATTCAAACTTTTCCATCATTGATTTCAATTTAGATTCTAATTCACCCATTCTATAATTTAATGATATAATAGGGTCTTTAGTATCAGGCTCAGGAATTTCGTTTTCCTTGCTTTCATCAGTTGTGTTTGGTAATCCTTTAGCTGTTTCAGTAGTAACATCAGCCATTTCAGCTTCTTTTTCTACTTCAATTTCTACTTCTGTATCAGATGTTAATTCAACATTTTCTCTTTCTGTGATAACACCATCCTTAGTAATTACTTTAATTAGGACTTCGTTTCCTTCAGTATCTTTCAAACTAATCTCATGCTCACCGTCTGGTGCTGGAGTTTTAGTTCCGTCTTCTGAAACTACATCTACTGTTTCACCTACATCAAATGTTGGAGATTCTAATATAGTTCCGTCTTTTGTTTGTGCTTCTGTAAAAGTAACCTCGTCTGTTAAATTCAACATCTTTGCTATTTTACTTAATACGCTTTTTGAGTTCATATGTAATGTGTTTATCTTTTTAACACCATTAAAATCATATGTAATTACTTTTTTCTGCTATTCACCAAAAATATATCCCTTTGCAGGATTTATTTCTGAATTACTCCTTAAAAGATTGATTATTTTCGGATTAACTAACTCAGGATGCACCCACCAATCCTCATAACTGCTGTATTCATCTACTGCTATATCGTTTACTACTAATTCATAACCGAATGAACGCAAATACTTTCTGCTCTTTTCTCTTACACTATCATCCATATAATAATCATGCTCAAATGTAATGACTCTAAACTTATGTTTCCAAAATGGTATTGATAATAAAACTTCATAGCTAATATTGGGTGGGTCTACATCTATTTGTAAATAATCTGTAATATTATCCAATCCCCATATAGGCATCTTTTCCCAATCTACTTTAGTTGCATCCATTTGATAGGGTATCGTTACTCTATCTTTCCAATTATCTACTACATTACTATCTATATCAATGCTAACACCATC